TTTTTGCGCTCCCCTTGTCACAGCCTGCCCAGCAAGATCAGTGAGTGGCTCGTTTAGTTTGGTTGCGCCTTTTGCGACGCCTTTGCCAACAAGACCAGCCACACCCATTGGCATAGCTATAGAAGACGCAATCTCTGAGCCGTAAGCTGTCTTCGGATACTCTGTGCGAAACTGGTCAAGCTCTTTGCGAACTTGATCCCGCGCCTGCTTGTATGTTTGGTCGCCTAATATGCTTCTAATAAATCCCTCAGCCTCGTCAGCCGTTCCAAACGTAAGGCCCTGACCGATTGACCGAGCAAGGCCAGTGGCGAACTCTATCGGGTCAAACCCGCCGACTGCTGGCGTTGATGGCTCTACAACATCAACATCAACGGCATCATCCAAGTTGTCATACCAATTGCTCATTGAGTTTGCACCTTCATTTTAATTTGGCCGTTTGGCAGTTTTCCATATTGACCAACTTTAACTTTCGCCCATTCTTCAGGGGTGCTGACAGGAACAGGGGTGCTATACGTTCCAGATAAAACAGCATCTTTTTCAGCCAGTTTTTGAGCAAGTATTCTCTCAAGTTGATCGAGCTGAATAGAAAGTGCAGTGCCGCCCATTTTTACTGCCTTAGCTGAATTAGGGCTGGTCAACAAATTATCAAGTATCTGGAAGTCACCGCCTACAAGAGCGCCTAGTTCGTAAAGTTCTTTTAGATTTAACCTAAGACCCTCTGCTATAGATGCGGCGTTTGCCATTGCATCTGTAGGAATTTCTGCCGCGCCACTAGCCATATCAAGCCTGCCTAGTTTTGCCAGAGCTTGCCTATAGGCATTTACGTTCAAAGCCATACTATCCATAGACTTGACAAATTTTTGTGACTTTATTGCCTCTGTTGATGGCTTCGTTGTTTCCTGCCCTACTGTGCCAGCGCCGCCTCTTGGCGACGGAAACTGCGAAAGGTCTTGTGCTGGAATAGTTGTAATTGTCTCATTGCCTAGGTCGTCATATGTCTTTTGCTGTTTTGGCTTTGCCAAATAACCGAAGGCAAGATCATATTGCGCTTTCTCTGGCTCTGTGGCTTTGCCAGATTTTATTTTTGGGCCAATGTTGAGAAGCGTTCTAAATGACTGAGCTGTCATGCTATTGCCGCTAAACCCCTGACCACTCTTTGCCAGTTCAGTGCCAATCTTAGCCCGCGTCAAAAGCTCTGTTAATTGACCAGCCTTCTGAGCCGCAATGCGATCCTCAGCGGCGGTGTAAGCCTTCATGCCAGCAGTACCCATACGCCCCAGAACCTGACCAAGCGACACCGGACGGTCTTGGTAACCTGAAGCCTCAAAGCCAGCGGCGGCTGCACCCAGCATGCCTTGGCTTTGCGGGGTCATCAGCCGCGACATAAAGCTGTCAGTGCCCTTTGGCTGTCCATCGAGATCAACCTGACCTGCGCCGGGGGTCGCCGCGGCACTTGCCTGATCCTCACGCTTGGCTGCCAAACCTTGCAAAATGCGCTTGCCCATTGGGGTCAAATTTTGCTGATACTGCGTCATTGGGGACTGAGGTGGCGTAGGGCGATCAAGCGCCATAACAGGTGTAATCCCATCAGGCGTCTGGTACTGGCGTATAATGTTTGCCCGAGGCAAAGGCGACTTGCCGTGTTCCAGACGACTAAATCTGTCGAAAATGCTCATCCAAGCCCCCCCTAAACTAAAAGCCCAGCCAAGGCACCAAGTCCGGCACCCATTCCGCCGCTCATGCCGGGGCCGATTAGCTTTGCAAGTTCCGCGCCACCAAGTGCGCCGGACAATACGTTTCCAGCCTGATTGCGGAATACCGGCTGCGTGCTAGTGCCGCCGACAGTGCCGCCCTTGACGATGCCCATATAGTTCGCGAGTGATGTCATTGGCTGGTTCTGCTCAAAGTTAAACCGGTCAATGTCAGCCTGCAACTCGGCCTGCGTCTGAGCCTCGCGAGCGCCGCCAACACCGGCAAGGGTGTTGAGGTCAGCAAAGCCAAACTCACGCGCTGCTGGAGCCATACCAATGGCCTCCTGCTGGGCTTGGTAAGCGATAGGAGCGAGCGCAGCGCCGAGAGCGCCCTGCTGGTATCCTGAGCCGTAGCGACCAGCCTTTGAGGCTTGAGCCTGAACCTGCTGAACCGCTGGCTGAAAAGCCGCGTTCAACAGCGGGTTTGTGCCGGTCAGGTTTTGCATCACGGCGTTCTGGACTGCGCCGATAAATGGCGAGCCGTTAATTGCCTTCTGGCGGGTGGCCTGCAAAGCCATCTCGCTTTCAGGGCTAAAGCCTACCGTGGTTTGCTTTGGGTAATATGATGGCTGGGTGCCGTATAGGTTTTTAGCCTCAGACAAGCCAAATTCCAGAAATGGCTGCGCGTACTCCGGCGCTGCCGTTGTCTGTGTGATCTGCCGTGTATCTCCGCCACCACCTTTACTCATCTCTCAAATCCTTTGTTAGAACCACCGACGTGGCTTTGTAATCCTTGAGCTGCCGCTTCCAGCCCATCCGACCGTTAATTTCCATTGCGTCACACCCGATGCCTTTAGCCCAGATTGAAATGGATTTTTCTGCGTCCATTAGTTCGTCTAAGTCCCCGCCCGCAAGCCAAATGCGGCAGACCGTCATCCGGGGGTAGTCGACGACTTCAGTTATAATACACGACTTTTCCAGTGGATGTAACTGTGCATCCCCAACAGCCACTGCGCCGAAGACGTCGTCCATAGAGTGCGTGCCACCAGAATACTCCAGCGCGTCGCTGATCCATTTCTGGCATCTGCGCCACTGATCAGTCAGTCGGTCGTTAGCCGACAATAAAGTAGGCGAATGGTGCATCGTGCCCCTGATTGCTAAAGTTAATGACCATAGTTCCGTCAACGCTGGAGCTATCGACATAAGGGTTGTGGTGCCAAGGATCGTGGTCAACGCCAGTGAAGAAAACTAGGCTAGACGTTGAGTATCGCGGGTCGTTGACTGTTGCCTGAGTTGTGTGCGCCGGTAAGGTTACATAGCCGACGCTGTTCAACCCACCGTTGATAGTGCGGTTTAAAACCTCGGCAATTTCGCGTGTCGTGGCCGTAATCGGGTTCAGCGTGCGAAAGTTTGTGGTGCGCTGCTCGATGGTCATCGTCTGCCAATCTTTCTAGCCTCGACGTCCAAGCCAATAACCTTTTCCCAGCCGTTACTCAAATACAGTTTTGCCCTGTGATACCTGCCCTGTGACCTGTGTGGGGCGAACCCAGATACATTGGGGGCAGACGCCGCCGAATAGGCTACCGCAGTGGTCTGCGTATTTCTCGTCCCAATTGAAACGCTGACGTCGCCGTCTTCGTGATATGGGTAAGTTCGAGCCACAATCGAATGACTGCCCGTAGACATAGGCGCTTCGCCTGTCTCGATTATCGCATCCATCGGCGTGCCACTGAATGTGTAGATTGTATCGCCATAAGCGCCACCAAAGAAATATTGCCCACCTTTAAAAAATCGACTGTCTAATTGTATGCTCAGGCCGTCTACTGTTGGCGACAGGTTGCTAAGGTCATCAACGGTGTAACCCGCCGAAAACATTGGGGCCAGGTAGTCAGCCTCAACCTCAGCCAGAGACCACTTATTCAGCACATAATTATAAATGATGATCTTGTCAGGCTGCCCTGTTGGCGACTGTGTCGATGTGTAAGACCACATAGCGACTTCATGCAGCGGGTCTACGCTGCACGACATGCGATAGTCATAGTTACTGTCGAAGTCTTTGAGGAAAAATTCGTTCACGCGCTCGGAACCAATTGGTGACGCCTGCTGCCCATCAAATGCCATAAATCCATCTGACGCCAAATAGAAAACCAAGTTGCCTGAATTGCAGACAGAGTTTTTAAAGGCGCACCCACGCCCAGACACAACCTTGTCAAACTGCCAGATAAGTGGCGGGCCGGTATATGTGGCGCGGTAAATAGCCTTTTCGCACAATACGGTCGCGTATTCGCCGCCAACCAGCCCTGTGATAGCACCACTATCGGGCAAGTCTTGAAAATCGGCTTGATCCACACCGGGCGTCCAGCTCTCAATGTCGTTAAAGCCTGACCATTGGCAGCGGTAAGGCGTGCGGCCAGCGCCGTCATCCACGTTAGCCACCCAGAGGAAATCCCGAACCACAGCAATGAAGTCGGCCTTTGGCGCGTTTAGCAGGTCAGCGAAGGCCGAGCTGCTGCCAAGGTCAAAAGACTGCACAGTCTCGCCAATGCCGCCGGCAGTTAAGACGTAGTCGCCAAACTGCACAAAACGCCACTGCTCTCCGTCGACCAAGCTGTAGCCGCCAGCCTTGGATACGCTGTCTAGGTTGTTTGTCGAAGTTGAGTGCAGATATAGATTAGTCGCATCACCGGCAAATAACTTGGTATTTGACGCCGTATCCTTCGCCGCAAAGATGCCTTTAATTGTGTTTGTCGCCGCATTGGAATAAGGCACAAATGAGTTCATTGAATGATAGCCGACTGCCGCAGGCAGCACGTTTGTTGCCACGGTGACACCGCTATTCATTATATCCGCCTGATCAGGCAGCCATTCGCCTAGCTGTATCATAACTTAGCCCAAACCCCACTGCTTGTTGACACCGCGCCCCAAATCTCTGATCCCACGGTGACATCTGTCCAAATCTCTGACCCGGCGGCCACGTCGAACCAGTCTTCGCCAAGAACCTTTGCATTGACCGTTGCGCTCGCGATAAGCCTTGGCCGACCGGATAAAGTAAATATACCACTAGATGCCGCAGTTGTAGAGGCCGACACGTTAACCGCAGAATTGACGCGGTAGATAATCCCGGCCAAGGCTGACGCAGTAACCGCCACGGAGGGCGTCCCAACAACTTGACGCTTGCGGCTGATTGCGCTGGCCTGAGAGGCCGCCAGTGTGGCCGTAGCTGTAACCTGACGGATTGGCTTGATTGATGCGGTGACGCCCGCTGCGCCGGTCACAGACGCCTGCATTGCCACGGTGCGCGTTGGCACGGCGGTAGCGGCGATTGAAACGTCTACCGCTGCGTCAACAAGCTCAGCAAAGGCAATCTCTGCTGTAGTCGTGATTGCCACTGAGGCAGCGCCATCAGCAACGACAACGCATAGTTGGTTAAGTTGCTCTAGGTTATACCCAAACGCATCTAAGGCTTCCAACCCACCCCAAGCATCTAACTGCTCAAGCGTGGGGTTGCACCAAGGCAAACCATCGAGGTTATCCAAGCTGCCCGGCAGCGCGTCTAGGCTACCGGTTAACTGTTCAAGCGTTGGTGTGTTGGTTGCCATCGGCTAACCTAAGCCGCAGTGATGTCTAAGTCACCCGCAGAAACTTTAAGGATGTCGCCAGTGTCAATCAGCTTACCGACAGTGAAGGCACCGTGGATAAGCAAGTTCCCGCCAGTGCTGGCATCAAACAGCCCGAAGTGTGTCACGGTTCCCCAAGATGCTGTGGCAGGAGAAAACTCAGCAGCCGCAGTGTTTTCGGCGGTGCCGGATGCGGCTGCGTTAAACGCAATGGACTGACGCGCATAACCGTTGCCAGACAGTTCAACGCCGCTGTTGTCGTCGTTAAATGATCCAGTGGATAGGCCAATATATACGGCCGCTGGCATTGTGTAAGCTGACGTGCCTAGCACATGATCCAGCACAGAATTTTCTAGGTAATCGCTCATAGCTGACATAATTATTTCTCCGCAGAAGAATTTTGACGTTGATAAATGCTGGTGATCTGGAGGCTGCCAGTCCCATAGTGGGCGCGGCTCTCATCCAACTTGATTTCCTCTAGCGCAGTATTGAAACGCTGCATGTATTGGGCAGCCCTAGTCTCATCAAGTAAATATGCGTAGGCCTCGGCCAAAGCCCCATATAGGTAAGCATCGGGTGAGCGCAGCAATATGTTGTTGCTGGGCGCAGCCACGGATAGAGGCGTTATATCCCCAACATACACAATTTCAGCCGTGTAAGCCGTGTCTGGGATCGGGCGTAACTTCATCTCAGGCCCAATAATAGAGAAGCCGCGAGGCTTTGCGTGACCTGCTGTCGGGTACTGCTCGTCAAGCGCCGTTGGGCTGTAATACTCAAGTACAGTCAGCGGTGATGTGTCGAGCTTTACCTCACGAATTTCCCTCAAGTCGTTTGGCAAGGCTATGTACTCGTTACCTGCCACAAGCGTAGCTGTCGACCGCTTCTCCTGAGCGCGTGTCTCAAGCTCACGGTTCATGCGAGCCTCAGCCATTGTGATGAAGTCAGGTATCTGCGCTGTCAGGTCGCCACGGGCCAAGAAATTGGCTATAGCAGTCTGCAAGGTTGCATATGTCGTGATCGCCATTAAATACGCCCGCCGCCAGTCCTAAAGTCCCGATTTTCGGGATCGTTCAGCCAAGTCTTCCACGCCTTTGCATTTTCGCGTGGATTGCCTAGCGTTTCCATTAGGTGATTATACACGACCAATGGGATTTCCGCTACATGCTGCATGTGGCGCTGCGTGTCGCCGATCATCTGGCCTGCGCGGTAATCGCCAGCCATCTGCCTATTCAGCTTAATTAGCGTGTCAAAATTCTGTGTGGTTTCAAAGACGCTACTGCCATCAGCCTCTTGCTGGATGGTGGTCTTGGTGCTTGTCACCGCGTCATCTCTGATAATTCGTTTCATTTTACACCCTTAATAAAAAGATGAGGGGGCAGTTACCCGCCCCCTCAGTTTTAGTTAGATGGTGCCATCTAGGTCGAAGATGCCAGCATGTGCAGCCGGGGCTGTAGGCTTGAGTGCCCACTCCACAAGGATGTGGCTTGTCTCGGCGTCGCCATTTTTGGCAAGTGCCTCCTCTTGGAAGTTACGACCGTTGAGTGTAGCCAACTCAACAAAGTCTGGGTCGATCAAGAAGATTTTGTCGTTTGACATATACCGTGATGGGACAATGTCAATTGAGCCAAAGTCAGTCAGCATGACTGAGACTGAAGACACATATGTTGGTGCCTTAGCTGCTGTCATGTTTACGTCGTTTGACACAAGGTTGCCAGTGGCTGACAGGTCAGACAGGTTGGCGCGGTTGGTGGCAGATGCCAAAAGCATCTTAGGGTTGCCGCCGTCTTCCCACGCTGCCTGCATTGCGTCCTGAACCATATCGAGGGTCAAGGCGCGGGCAGTGCCTGCTGTGGCTGTTGCAGTACCGTTGGCACCGACAGCAAACGCACCAGTCGCACCGACTGAGCCGTTTGAAATCCAAGTCATCAGCGACGCTGATTTGCGAGGGTCTGAACCGTCGCGAGCTTGG